TGTTTAGTCATTCTACCTGAGCTCTACGAAAGAATGCCAAAAAAATGTTTGAAAAATCCTAAAAAAATGATAAAATGGTTAAGGAAAGAACTTAATAATGGAAACCGATAAAAAATTATCTAAACAGGAAGAAAATTGGCTATTAATGACCCTGTTGCAAATCCCTTGGAATGAGGCAAACAAAATTGACGACCCAGAGGACAGGAAATTCCTTGTGGGGAAGGCAAACGAGCTAAGACAAGAGCTAATTCGTCAGAGAGACGCCGCGGAAACGCAATCCCAGCTGATTACCCCGCATCTATAAATGAAAAAATACACAATTGAGACCTCAGAGCTTGATATTGTTCTTCAGGTTTGGCAAGATTTAAATCAAATGAGATTGTCTGGTCGCCTGCAGGCGGAAGATAAAGTTATTGGGGACATACTAGAACAGATTATTCTTTCTGAATACGGAACTATTCCAGAAGGCTACGAATCAGTCAGACAAGACGTAACTGAAGAGGAAGCAAAAGCAATGGGGATCCAACTCCCCAATATGGGCCAAACCCAAGATGTAGGAGAGCGAGAGGATAGACATTTAATATAATATGGCAAATGCGCTGATAAGAAGCTCCAAACTTGAGATTCGCACATGCGATAAGAGGTATGGGGTTTTTGCGAATGCTCCTATAGAGAAAAATGAGGTTCTAGAAGAAGCTATTGTAATTCCTATACCTACTAAGACAGTAGGTCTACCTAGTTATGCCAAAGAAGTTCGCCTTATGAAGAAAAAAATTGGGGATGTTGCGACCCTTGAAGATTATTGGTTTGGTTTTCCAAAAGAAGGCGTTTCTTGTTTGCCTTCTGGTTTTCTTTTTGTTTGTAATCATTCTTCAGAGGCTAATACACACTGGGAAATAAATAAATCTACATATATTATGACCCTAACAGCAATAAAAGATATCAAAGAGGACGAAGAGATAACTCATGACTATGGATCCAGAGCTCTGCGCATGTGGCCATATGTTGGTAGCCCCGAATTCGCTGAAGAGAAACGTAGTGACACTATGGACGTCGATTCTCTCATGTCAAAAATCAAAAATAGATACAACTAAGTTATTTTGTGTAATTACCGGTACATATGCCTCGAAAAAAACTGAAACAGGTCGATGGGGAACAAAAAGGTCAATTAGACGACTCCATGACGCAACCGGGCCCTCCTCCAATTCGTAACCCACTAAAAGGGCAAATCAAACTAAGGCAATTTCCTTGGACAGACAAACAAAAAGATTTTTTCAAAATCGCGCTCAATACGGACACTAGGATAGTCTTCGTCGACGGTCCTGCGGGCACAAGTAAGACTTTACTCGCCACTTACTGCGGTCTTCAGCTTTTGAACATGCATGCTGCTTCAGAAATTTGCTACCTGAGGTCTGCTGTCGAATCTTCCGACTCTCACCTAGGATTTTTACCCGGATCAGCGGATGATAAATTAAGATTTTATAATTTGCCCTTCATCGATAAGCTAGACGAGCTTCTAATAGGTACGAAAGTGACAAAGCTAGAAGAAACTGGGCGGGTTTCTATGTTTCCTATCAATTTTGCTCGTGGACTACACTGGCCAGACAAGGTAATCATTATGGACGAGGCTCAAAACTCAACAGAGCAAGAAATAGTGACGGTTTTGACAAGAATGGGCAAGAATTGCCGCTGCTTTGTGTTAGCCGACCCCATGCAAACAGATTTAAGGCGTTCCACCGGCGGCTTTCGGAAGATGTTTAACATTTTTTCTGATGAAGAGAGCATAGAGATGGGTATACATACATTTGAATTTACTGAGGATGATATTATGAGATCAGAGTTAGTGAAATACGTAGTGAAGAAACTTAAAAACGTGAATAAAGAATAAATTGGTTTTCTCAACTGAAAGTTGCTCAGGCGGCTTTCTATAATTATGGAGGAATAGATATGGTTAAAGTAGAATTTAACTATGGTGATGGAACCAGCGAAAGTGTTATCATGACTGATCATGAGGCGAGCACTGAACTTCAACATTTCTTGAATAGATATCCCGACGCAGGCAAGAAGCAGTGGATGGCTATGATGAAGGGGAAGGATCTTCCCTGCCCTTGGGATGATTCTCATTACTATAGCATTAATGAAAAGTATAGAAGCGACAATGGACTATCTTAGTCGAAGTTAACCTTCGTAAAGGTTGGTTACAGTAATCGTGATCCACTTGGTTTGTTAATCAATTTTTCCTAACCGGATAAGTTTTGGCATTGATCCACCACAACCCTTCGTTATTTATTTACACCTTTTTAAAAACCAATGGTTTCTATATTTTTTAAATATTGTGGGGTTTTTTGGTCTAGCCAATTATTATAATTTGAATAGTTATGAAAATTTATTGCTCACAATGCGGGAACGGGATAGCCTACACCTCTGAGAAGCCCAACTTCTGCATGAAATGCGGGAAGGGTTTTGCGGGTGCAGAGGCAACCGCTACGGCGTCGCAAGACGACGTGGAGGCTAACCCCGGCGAGGGGTTTATTCCTCAATTAAGTAAATTAGATTTTGAAATTATCAGCGAGAAACCCGCGGAGGTTACTCTCGGTCAAGTCTTCGAGGACGCCAAAAGGCAGGAGGCCCCACCTTCAAGTGATCTGGGATACGTCCCAGAGGAGAAGACCCCGGAGCAAGTGGCTGAAGAATTTCAACGCGAAGCCGGCACGCTGAGACCGAAGCATAAGGATGGCTAAACCAGACCCCAAGAAGGTAAAGCGTCCCCGGTATGAGGACGTAATCAAAGATATCAACACCGAAATCCAAAAAAGGAAGGGTAAGTGGAACCTTACCATTCTAAGTTGGATGGATTTTGATGATGTTTCACAAATCATAAGGATCCATATATATAAGAAATGGCACCTATATGATCCGGAAAAGCCTCTTGGTCCTTGGCTGAACAGAATAATCTCCAACCAAATAAAAAATCTAATAAGAAACAATTATGGAAACTTTTCCAGACCGTGCCTGAAGTGTGCTGCTGCCGAGGGCGAGGATTTATGTTCTATATACGAAAGACAATGCTCAGACTGTCCGTTATATGCCAACTGGGAAAAAAGCAAAAAAAGAGCCCACGATACAAAACTCCCAGTATCATTAGAGAATCATTGGCAAGAAGTATTTAGCATGTCCTCAGACCATACGGATGTCGAAAGGTCAGCGGAAAGACTCCATAAAAAAATGAAAAAAATACTTAAGCCACAAGAATGGAGCGTCTACGAAAAACTATACATAAAATTTATGGACGAAGAAAAAGTAGCCAAAGCCATGGGGTACAAGACATCCGAAAAAAACAGATCCCCCGGATACAAACAGCTCAAAAATATAAAAAAATCGATACTCAAGAAAGCCAAGAGTATAATATACGATGGGGACATTGACATACTATGAGTAACGAAATTCAACTCGATGGGGAGCAGCAACAGAACATTTTAGATGCATGGAACGGTAGACCAGATAACCCTCCATCCCTGATGACCCTGACTAAAATTGCATTTCCAGATGCGGAAAGCGCAGACGGCAGGAGTAAAGAGGGAAGAGCCGTAAAAGCCTTCCTAGCGAGCCGAGAGCTAAGAGCAAGGGGGTCGCACCAATATAAGGCAAAAGGCTTTCTAGAGCTAACTGAAGCCCAAGAAGAGTACATTACAAACAACGCCTCACTACTTAAGCCGCTAGAACTCACAAAGAACATTTTCGACGATGACAAATTGACAACATTGAGTCAAGAGTTCAGAACTGTAACAGAATTTTTAAAAACCGCAGATGTAAAGGTCTATTCGGAACCCGCTAGGGATTATTCCGTAGAACAGTATAAACCGCCCAAGACCTATTATTCAGCCCTAATAGTAATAAATAAATATATCCATATCAAAATAGATAAAGACAAAGCTACTCACCAACAGAGAAAGGAGATAGACTCCCTCATCGGATATATGAATACCTACAGGTTTAACCATCAAATCAACACGTATCAATCCAATCAAGACAGAGAATTATTCGAGAGCAGCTTCGTAAGGTATACGAATGATAAGGCAGACCTAACCCAAGAGGAGGTGGATCAATATATTGTCATGTGTACCGAAGTTGTAATATCATCTACCATTCAAGAGACTATCCAAATGCTTCAAATACAGATCGATCATGATGTAACAAACGGAAACAGGGTGCCTATGACCCTAGTGGATGCAAGCAACACTGCCCGTACCGAGTATAACCAATGCGTAGGTAGACAACAAAAATTATTAAATGATTTAAAGGTTAAGAGAAGCGATAGGCTGAGTAAGCAAATCAAACAAAACGCCAGCATCCTAAATTTAGTACAAATGTGGAAGGAAGAAGAAAGCAGGAAAATGCTACTCGAGATGGCGGAGGCAAGGAAAAAGGTAATCAAAAAGGAAATCAATAAGCTGATAACTATAGACGACGTCAAAGCTAGGATACTAGGAATTACGGAGGAAGAGATACTCAATGGTTAGCTGTAAGGTTTGCGAAAAGGAATTTGAAAACGATAGGCAATTACATGGACACCTAAAGGCCCATGGTTTGCGTATGGTAGAGTATTACCAAAAGCACTTCCCTCGCCATGACAAGCACGATGGCAAAATAATAAAATTCAAAAACAAAGAGCAATACCTTACTACCGAATTTAATACTCGCACCAACCTTAGAATGTGGCTCAAGAGCATAAGCCAAGACGAAGCAAAAGAATACTGCAAAGACGTGCTTATAAAAAGAAAAGAAAAACGAGACCTTATATATGCCCCGTCTCAAGTAGAGCTTAGAACGGTAATAAGCCCGCCCATGCAACACTATAATGAATTATTCGGGGACTACTATAGGCTGTGCGCTAGCCTAGGGTTCAAGAATAAGTATGGTCGCTTTAGCGACATAGTAAGTGGTTACGAATACAATAAGCCAGAATATAAAATATTCGTAGATACCCGTGAACGTATACCACTTAAATTTAAAAGAGATATTGAAGTAAGGAAATTAGATTTTGGAGACTACGCGTTCAGCAGTAAGGCGGCAACATGCAATTGCTATATAGAAAGAAAAATGCTATCCGACTTTATTGGTACCATGAGCGGCGGATATGAGAGATTCATAAATGAAATAGAAAGGGCGAAAGATGCAGACGCATACCTTGTGATTCTGGTAGAAGACAGCTTAAATCACGCTATGAGTTTTCCATACTTACCACATATATCAAAAAAAATAAAAGCAACCCCCGAGTTTATATTTCATAGGGTTAGGGATATAATACAGAAATATCCACATACTCAATTTCTATTTGTAAACGGAAGAGTAGAGGCTTCCAGAGTTATAGAAAGAATTTTTACATGTGGATGCACTTATAAAGATATTGACCTACAATACGCTTACGAAACGAAGGTACTATAATGTGGCACTGTCCTGACAAATATGATATAAAGCTAAAAGACCTTAACGCTGAATTTAAAAAGCTGAAGGGCGGGCTCGACGATAAAGAAGCGAAGATTACCTTGGCTAAATTTCTAAGGAATAATCTAGGCTTAACCACCGAGCTCATCTCAGGCATAAAGCTTGCGCCTTATCAAGAAGTGACTTTGAAGGCGCTTATGAATAGAAACTTCTCTATGTGCGTATGGGGACGTGGTTGCGGCAAAACTTTCATTGCTAGCGTATTTTGTTTCTTGCAATGCATTTTTGAACCTAGGACTAAAATCCTTATAGCTGGACCCACTTTCAGAACCGCCAGATTTATATTTAATAATTTAGAAACTATGGTGGAGTCCGAAGGGGCTGAACTTTTGGCGCAAGCGTTTGGGGCAAAAATAAAAAGAAACGATCAGTACGAATGGAAAATAAATGGAGGAACAATAACCGCCATCCCGCTTAACGGCGAAAAGATTCGTGGTTTTCGCGCTAACGTTCTAGTGCTAGACGAGTACATGCTTATCCCAGAAGATATCATAAACAACGTTCTCATGCCATTCTTGGTGGCCCCTCAGGACATTAAAGAGAGATTGCAAATTAGAGAAGTTGAAGATAAGCTTATCAAAGAAGGGTCAATGAAAGAAGAGGACAGAAGGAAATTCGAAAATACATCCAAAATGATCGCCCTCTCTTCTGCTAGTTATACATTTGAAAATTTATATAAAACATACAAAGAGTGGACAGAAAAAATAACCTCCAAGGACGAGGTAGTCAATGCTAAATATTTTATTTCCCAAATGGGATACGAGGCGCTTCCAGCAGAAATGATTGACCCGGTCATCATTGAGGAAGCTCAAAGCGGTGGACAAAGCCATAGTTCATTTTTGCGTGAGTATTGTGCTCAATTTACGGATGGAAGCGACAGCTACTTCAGTGCTAAAAAAATGCACCTATGCACAATTCCGGATGGAGAGGAGCCTACCACGCAACTGTTTGGAACCAAGGGGTCAAAATACGTATTGGGTATTGACCCTAGTTTCAGCAACAGCCCTTCGTCTGATTTCTTTGCAATGTCTGTGCTCGAGCTAGACGACAAAACAGAACAGGGTACGCTTGTGCACAGTTACGCGGTGGCCGGGGGCAACCTGTCAGACCACATAAAATATCTTCATTATGTTTTAACTCATTTTGATATAGAGATGGTTATCATTGATAATGCAGGAGCAGAATTTATAGATAGCGCAAACGCATCCGCCATATTCAAAGAAAGCAAAATTAGAATAGATTTTTTTGAGTTCAATAGCTCGAAAGACGGAGAGGACTATAAGAAGGAAATTTCCAGAGCGGGCAGGGCTTACAATAAGGGAGCTAACATTATTTGTTTCAAACAAGTATTTACTTCTGATTTTATAAGAAAAGCAAACGAACATCTTCAGACATGCATAGACCACAAGAAGGTGTGGTTCGCTTCTAAAACCGCAGCAAACGACCCAGCGTTCAACAGGTACTCCGCCAAGACTCTTCCCCTCAAGCACGTTAACGAACCAAGTGTGTTGGAATTTATAGAGACCCAAGACTCGTTGGTGTATCAAACGAAAAAACAGTGCGCGCTTGTCGAGGTGAAAAGCACCGCCAAAGGGACGCAGACATTCGACCTGCCGCTTCACCTTAAAAAGAGCACTTCCGCACACAAGGCCAGAAAGGATAACTATACTACTTTAATGCTTGGATGTTGGGGCATTAAGTGCTACTATGATATACAGGATGCAAAACATAACCCGACAGGCGCGACCTTCTCGCCGTTCATGATACAATAATCCAAAAAAATCTGACAAAAACCGTGTAAATCCTTTTCGATATGCCTAGACCCAAAAAAACTACCGAAATAGAGCCCTTGATGGCAGGAATGGAGGAATCCATAGCTTATATGGGGGCTTCCAATAAAACCCGAAGTCGCCGTAATATTTCCGGGACTATAGAGAGAACAAATAGGTTCACCAATATAGAGAACGGGATTGTCCCATTCAATTATTCTAAGGGCGTAGCTAAATATAGCAATATGGACGTAAGGGATGCTACTATCCTTTGTCAAAAGGCGTATTGGAATTTCGCAATATTTCGTAACACCATTGATTTAATGACTGAGTTCTCAATTGAGAATCTTTATTTCACAGGCGGCACAAAAAAGTCAAAACAATTTTTCGAAGCGTTCTTCGAGAAGATTAATATATGGTCATTACAGGATAAATTTTTCAGGGAATATTTTAGGTCTGGCAACGTATTCATCCATAGGTTCGATGGAAATATCCCTAGAAACGAAGTCAATAAACTGACAAGGGTTTTTCAAACCAAAATTCTTTCAAGCGTAGCGGAGCACCTACAACTTCCCATAAGATATGTGATCCTCAATCCAGCAGATATTGAAGCGGGTGGAAACGTTTCGTTTGTGCAGGCTAGTTATTACAAACTTCTTTCTGATTATGAAATAGAAAGATTAAGGTCACCCAGATCGGAGGAAGATAAAGAGCTTTACGATACCCTCCCGAAAGACGTCAAAGACCAGCTTAAGAAACCCGGCCATCATACGATCAGGCTTCCGCTGGATAAAGATAAGACCGTAGCGATCTTTTACAAAAAGCAAGACTATGAACCGCTAGCAATTCCCATGGGGTGGCCCGTTATGGAGGCGATAAATTGCAAAGCAGAAATGAGAAAAATGGACATGGCCATAACAAGAACGATGCAGCAAGCCATACTTCTCATTACGATGGGGACTGACCCAGACAAGGGCGGCGTTAATCAAAAAAATCTTGAACGCATGCAAAAACTTTTCATCAACGAGTCCATAGGGAGAGTTCTGGTTTCTGACTATACCACGAAAGCCGAATTTGTTATTCCACAAATTGGAGCGCTGCTTTCTCCAGAAAAATACGAAGTTGTCGATAGAGACATAAACGTGGGCTTAAATAATATTTTGGTTGGTGGAGAAAAATACGCCAATCAGCAAACCAAGGTGGAGGTTTTCATGGCTAGACTTAAGCAGGCCAGACAGGCATTCTTAAAAGATTTCTTGATGCCCGAAATGAAAAGGATATCAAAGCTTATGGGGTTTAGAAAATACCCAAAAGCTAATTTCGAAGATACCCCACTCAAGCAAGACTATAATATGCAGAGAATATACGGTAGGTTAATCGAGCTCGGCATACTTACCCCAGAAGAAGGCATGTTGGCCATTTCGGACAATAGGCTTCCTGATCCAGAGTCTTCCGTGGAATCCCAAACGGAATACAAAAAGCTCAGAGACAAAGGCTTCTACGAGCCCTTACTCGGTGGGCCAGAAACCCAAAAGGAATTGGCAGATAAAGCGCAAGAGGGAGCTCTGGACCTAGCCGACAAGAATATTAAGTCTCAAGAGAAAATGGGCAAAGAGAAGGCGAAAGAAGCCGCAAAGGCTCCAAAACTTGCCATGCCGCGTCCTACCGGAGGAGGCCCCGTGGGTAGACCCGCTGAGGTTAGCACACCGCAACCAAACGACAGAAAACCCGGAAAAATTGGAGAGAAACAATCAAGAGCGCTCTTTAGTATAGACAAAATAAAAAGCAACATGGTTCTCGCAAACAAACTAGAAGAGAAAATAGGGACGGAACTAAAAAAGAAATTCAAGCTTAAGAAATTAGATGACCTGCAGATGGAAGTGGTTGAGAATATAGCGCAGCTGGTGATCGCAAATGAAGACTCGAAAAATTGGGACAAAATAACTTATATAAGAAAATATATAAAAAACCCCAAGGACACGAATAAAGAATCAGTAAGCGCTATCGAAGAAATAGCATGCGAACATCAAGTTGACTCATATCTGGCAGGAATATTACACGCAAGCAGATCGGAAGTTGACCCATGCCAAGAGTAAGGATAACCTCACAATCTCAGGGTCTCTTTATGGGTCCTGCTCCGTCTACCGGTTTCCATTTCATAGATTCCGCCGGTAACCCCACCTCTGATGTAAATGCTAACAATTTATTGAAGCAGATGAATGGCCTTCAGAGCCTTAGTTATGAGATAATCAATAATAGGATTCCAATAAGCGAGCTCGGCAGAAGGGCAACCGTAAAGAGAGCAATCATAACCCCCCCTGAGGTTAACGTAAAATTTTCGTATATTGCTTCTGATTTAAAGAACGAAATGAGAATGGGGTTTGATGTTAATTTTCATACGGGGTATTCTTATTCGGAGCCGCTTCACGACAATAATACTGGAATTTTTTGTTTGTCCGGATTTTTAAGCAGGGAAACTGGCGCGGCATATTCCGGAATAGAGGGTACCACTGGTAGTTGGCCATATTCAGACAGAGACAAAAGAAACATATATTTGAGCGTAGCGCCTGAGGGGTCAGATCTAAAAGACCAACCAGAAAGAGAATTCGACAGTATACACTGCGTGTCTTTCGGTGATTGTCATATTTCGAATTACGACGTAAACTTTGAGCTCAATAACCCCATATTGGTTAATACCCAATATAATTGCGCAAACATACAATATCACTCAAGTGGGTCGGGTCTTATTCCGGCGATGAACACTGTAGATTTTACTCCAGTAAACAATAATATTTTTGTAATCCCGAAGCTTAAGGGCGAAGTTAGCGGCAACGTATCAGGAGTAGCTGAGCCATTGCGAGTAGGAGATATGGACCTCAGGATATCTGCGCCGCTATATGGAACAGAGAAGACGGACATACTAGACGTAGGAATCAACTATAGAGACCTTAGCGTACAAAGCGCCCTATTTTCAATAGATATCAACAGGCACGTATGGAAAGGCTTGGGGCATAAGTTGCCGGTAGATAGACCAATAAAGTATCCAATAACTGTAAAAACCACCTTACGAGCAATTATGGGAGAAACCCAAACGGGAGATTTATACAACTTTATAACAAAAGATTACCCGTATGATCTAATATTCGAATGCAGGGCCCCCACGCAATGGTGTCCGGGTTTTCCACAGGACGTAAGGGTCAGATACGACGTTCTTCAGTCAAATTTAGACAGTATTTCCTTTAGCAATTCGGTAAATGAAGAAGTTAGGGTAGAATTAAGCTACTTAACTGACGTAGCAGAGCAAATAGGAGGACAGGGAATTTTTATGAGCGGCATGGTCTTCGAAACGGGATATGGATTCTCCGGTTTTAACTTTTAGGGTGTAATAGAATAAGAGGTTTAATTATATGGAGAACGAAACAAATCCCGATGAAGTTATAAGAGTAGACGTCCCAATGGACGTTCCTGTGGGCGAAGCCGAGCAGGGTATGGTTGGATATAATGCCCCATCTACGCCGGACCTAGCTTTGCCAGATATCCCAATGCCTGTCGCCCAGACAGAGCAAACAGTTGAAATAAAGGATGAAATTGATGTTGCATTCAAATTCGCATTTATTGGTGCAGGACAAGGCGGATCAAGAATAGCTGAGACTTTTCATGGATTAGGTTATAGGAAAATCGCAGTTTTAAATACCGCAGAGCAAGACTTAAACACAATCAATCTCAACAATAAACTATGCATTGGCGAAGGCGGAGCGGGAAAAAACCCAGAGGTCGCCAACAAAAAATTTGCAGAAAGAAGAGAAGATGTTATAGATTTCATGAGGTATTCTTTCGGGGAGGAACTTGACAGAATTATGATTTGTGCGGGTGCGGGTGGAGGAACCGGAGCTGGTACAGTTGTGCCATTGGTTCACGCAGCTAAAGAGTTACAAGAGACATTAAAGTGTCCTGCTGATAAAGTGGGCGTAATTTTAGCTTTACCCAAGGCTTCAGAAGGAAAAAAGGTAAACGCTAATGCTCATAAATGCTTAAATGATGTTTACGATTTAGTCAAGAAGGGCTTAGTCTCACCACTCGTGGTCATCGACAATGAAAGAATAGGAGCGATATACCCGAATCTTGTAGTGTCAAATTTTTGGCAGACCGCCAACATGAGCATGGCTGGACTTTTCCATCTATTTAATTTGACTGCGGCTAGAGACAGCTCTTATACCGCATTTGACGCGAATGATTACAAGAACGTCCTAGATTCAGGACTCATGGTTTTTGGGGCGGCACCAGTTGCGGATTGGGAAAACCCTGTTAGTATTTCTAGAGCCGTAAGAGATAATTTCAACAGTGGGCTATTAGCAGGAGGAATAGATTTATCTAGTGGTGATTGCGCTGGAGCAATTGTCGTTGGGGGACAGAATCAATTAGACAATATACCACAAGCTAATCTAGACCAAGCCTTCGACCAGCTATGCAGAATGCTTGCTCCCGGAAATGTCGTGCACAGGGGAATCTACTCCGGAGATAAAGATAGTCTCACTGTGTTTACGACAATCGGAGGATTAGCAAGGCCAGACGAAAAACTTAAGGAGCTTAAGAAGCTCTCGGTATAAAAGGTTTTATATTTGGTATTTTTCATAATTACCATTTATAATTGAACAGACAAAAGGGAATAAAATATTATGGCAGTAAAAAAGAACGAATTGAAGCCGGGTTGGAAAACTACGGAATTTTGGATTACAGTGGTAGTGGCCTTGGGGTCATTGCTCTGGGGAGCAGGGGTACTGGATCCCTCAGGTACTGGAAATGTAAATCACGCCTTCGGGCTTGTGGTCTCTGGGCTTAGCGCTCTTGGATACACAGTGTCTAGAGGTCTCGCCAAGAAGGGTTAATCCACAATGGCTTGGCTGACGGCACTAATAAAGGCTGTCTTAGAATGGCTGACGGCGGAAGTGAAGAAAGATACTAAAGCTTCAGACGCGGATGATATACCCCAACCACTCAAAGATAAGTGGCGACAACGAATCCAAGATCAGCTTGATAAACAAAACAAAAAAAATGAAGAACCTATTGAAAAATCTGACGATTCTTAGTCTTGCGTTTCTCCTTATGGGGTGCGGAAGCACTCGCGTCGTGTTTGTTGATACTGGCGCAGATATGATAAGAATTGGTCCAAACGTAACCGGAAGATGCTATATACTCAAAGATGGAGAATGGGTACTTAGTAAGAATAAGGTTAAGTTGCCAGAAGGTTGGTATGCAGGGGGTATACCCAAGGATTAGTCCCACACGAAAAGCTTTTCAGAGCAACAGGGCTATGCTGGTGTAAACACTTGCGTAGCCTTTTTTTGATAAGGTCACTTGGAGAAATACATTATGAGTGAAGAAAAAAGAACAAAAGAAGAAGTCAAGGTCGACCTTAAAGTTAAAGAGGCGGAAGTATTAAAATCCGAATCTGAAGTAAGAAGGCAGGACGCAGAGACGAGGAAACTCCTCGCTGAAGCGGGAAAATGCGAGATCGAGTATCAGAAGGCCTACGTTTCAAGACAAAAAGAACTCACAACAGACGAGGAGAATCATCTTTATAGATTTAATAAAGACGTTAACTCTAACTCTGTGCAAGCATGCATGAGCAAGCTTACGCAATGGCACCGCCTAGATTCAAAATGTGATATGGAGGTTATCTTTTCGTCACCCGGAGGAAGTATTATTGATGGTTTTGAATTGTTTGATTTTCTTCAAGAAATGAGAGCCCAAGGGCACAAAGTTATAACTGGTTCTTTAGGAATGGCTGCGTCCATGGCTGGTATCCTTTTGCAAGCTGGAGATGTCAGGTGGATAGGCCACCAAGCGTGGATGATGATCCATAGAGC